GTAATTTTTTTTTTTTTTTTTTTTTCGGTGAAAACAATACGCCAAGAGAGCCATGAGTAGTCATGTTCATTGTAACGGTTATCATCGAATCATACGTAGTTGTACATTGATCAGAGAGAGCCGGGGCGGAAAGAGACGTAGACGAACTAGTTCTTGAGAGCGACGGAGGAGTAGTAGTACTGATTCAAAATGCCAGCATATGCAGATGTCGGGTTGATTTCGCCTGTTATATCGACGATAGACTCAGTGAAGAAAGGGCCTCCTTGACGGTGTGTCGAGAGGTTGGCTTCAGTGGCCGTGATCGCGGTAGTGTCGAGTTTACCACCATACATGTCAGCGGGGGTCCAGCTGAGATTAATGGGGCCTGTAGCAGCATCGAAGCTGTCAGACTCGGGGGCGAGAGGGTTGCGGGCGACGCCTTTCATCTTGAGATCGAGCGAGTAGAAACGCGCATCGGTGATGGCGGCGAGGTTAGCGGGCTTGTTGACGAGGGTAAAGGTATTTTGTCCGGATGTGTGTCCATTAGGAGAAAAGGACGCGAGATCGGTGGAACCTTGCCAAAACTTCGAGTACCATGACATGATTCGAACAACTTGCAGGAAGAAGGGCATGTTGTCCAGACCAAGAAATTGGGTCCAGGAAGGCGTGATAGCGGCAGCATTGTGGGCGGCGGGCGTGTTGACGTTGATAAGGGCAGCGTAATCTGTCATCTGTGAGATGAGTCCACGGTTCAGGAAGAACGGGTGACGGCTTGCGGGGTCGCAAGAGATGTACTTTGCGTTGTCAGGGACGGCGGCACCATAAGGAACACGAGTGTTCCATTGAGCAGCGTTACCAGGGGCAGCGTTGATAGCAAACAGTGCTTGTCCAAACATGGTCCTGTGAAGGACGCGACCTTGGTTGGCGACGTCGATGGAGACGGGCGCGGCAACGAGGTTGTCACGAAGGAGAGCGATTTGATCCAACAGGTACGGGACGTTCGGGAGGCGACCGAGCAGGTTAGAGCACAGGCCTTGGAACTTGTAGAAGTTGGTGTTTGTCGTATCGAGGTTATTCGGGATCATCGGGCAAATATTATCCATATCAACGAGGTGAGGGATGTGGACAGCATATTGTGCGAGCAGGTTGAGGAAGGGGCCGGGGACGGGAAGTGACGCGAGACTGATGGCGGGAGAGTGGCCACAGAAAAGGTCATATACGTCGGCAGCTTCGCCGGAGAGCAGGCCAGCTTCGTGCATTGCACGGAAGATCTGGACGAAGACGAGGACGGCCATGTAGTACTGCGAGATGAGGGGGCTCCAAAACTCAGCACCTTCAATGAACTTCCGGGTGGAAGTCATCTTCATGTCCATGATGGACAAGAGAGTGAAAAGGAACTGCGAGTCAGGGATGAATCCGTTCTGGCCGAAGCGTTGCTTGGGACGGAAGGGAGACTCACCAAACGCGAGACGAAGCATGTTGTTGGCGGAAGCGCTGGTGCCAGAAAAAGGAGGGGGGGGAACCGCCTTTGTAGGTACAGCTGAGCTTTTGCTAGCTGATTTGGCGCCATCAATGGCCTGTTGGAAAACAGGGCGCACGCGCATGGCAGACATAGTCTGCTTAGCCTTGATGCTTTGGTCGACGAGGTCTTTCTGCTTCTTCTGCTGTTCTTCAAAATACTTGAGTCGTTCAGACTCGTTCATTGAAGCAAAGTCAGGGAGAGAGGACATTGTGATGATCGAAAGAAAATTTAGAACGTGATTTGTTCAGGGAGAATGATTCCGAGAGATATAGAAAAGGCGATGAGAGGTCTCAAAGTTTTCTTCT